GCGCAACTCGTCGAGTCGAGGCAATGGAATGCACAGATGTGCGCCAATGTCGTCGGGGTACCCGGATGGAAACTCGGCCTACCCGGCCCGACGATGACCTATCAGAACGTCGAGAGCGCCGATATTGATTTTGTGCGTGACTCGGTTGACCGCTACGCCCAACCCCTGGCCGAGGCGTTCACCAAATGGTTGATGCCGCGGGGTTGGTCGGTGGCGTGGGACTACGCCGCCCGGATGCGGGCCGACGCCAAATCAACCGAGGAAGTGATCACCGGATACCACGCCGCCGGGATCATCGACACCGCCGAGGCACGCCGGTGGATCAACCGGCCGCCCCTGCCGCAACAGGACGACCCCGCCGCATAGTTGGAAGGTAACGCCGATGTCCGAGTTGATCCTCACCCGCTCGATGCCGCCCGACACGATGGAAGTCACCGGTGACGGTTGGACGGTGTACGGGTTGGCGGTGCCCTACGGGGTCACCCAACGAGTCACCGACGACGGCCGAACGTTCTACCGGGAAGGGTTCGCCGCCGGTGCGTTCAGTCGGGACGCCGACAAGGGCGGCCGGTGGGTGAACTTGTACCTCGGGCATTCCGGGGATAACGGGCAACGCTACGTCGGGCGGTGCATCGGCCTCGAGGACCGCCCCGATGGGTTGTGGCCGACGTTCCGACTCAACCGTGAATCCGACGCCGCCGAGGCCGCCCGATCCGGTGAGTTCACCGGGTGGTCGGTGTCCGCTCACGTGTACCGATCCCGGGAAGTGACCGACGCCGATGGCCCGATCGTCTGGCGGGAGTTGTGCGGGTTGGATCATGTCGCGGCGACGGCCCGGCCGCAATACGCCGGTGCCGGGGTGCGGGTGGCCCGAGATCACCAATACATCGGGGCCCCCCCAGCGCGGCCCCTGCTCGAGGCGTTGCGGGCCGAGGGGTTCGGCACCCGCCGCGGGTAAATGTCGGGGCGGTGGCCTACCCTCTCGGGCATGACGACGACCCCCGCCCCCCAACCCGCCAACCCCGCCGAGCCGGCCAACCCCGCCGAGCCGGCCAACCCCGCCGAACCGGCCGCACCGACGCCGCCCGCCGCCGGGCAGACGACAACCGAACGGACGACGACGACGACGCCCGCACCGGCAGACGTTGACGATTCAGACTGACGGGGTGAGCAACCCGATATCGTGACATCGGCCGGATATCGCACCGATCGTGACGATATCGGGATATCGTCACACTGTACGGGCCGCCACCCTGGCGGCCCCGACAGTGAGGAACACCCAATGCGATTATCAACCGACCTCGAGGCACTCGACGAGGCCGCCCGCACCGTTGCCCGGCTGGCCGACGAGCTCGGCCGGGCCCGCGGGGCCCGGGATGGTTTACTGCTCACCCTCGCCGCGGCCGGTGACACCCCGCGGGCCGAGTTGGCCCGGGTATGCGGTGTGTCTGTTTCCTACGTTCGCCGACTCGCCGCCGGCGGTGCCCAGTGAGGTTAGCGATTGCCGACCCCCCCTACCCGCCGAGTGTGGCCTCGGGCGGCTCGAAACGTCGAGCGTCTCGTTGGTACGCCGGGGACGGGGGCGTTGCCACATCCGACCGGGCCGCCGACAATCATGCCGCCGCCGCCGAGTGGGACGACCCCGCCCGGCACCGGGCCCTGTTGGCCGAGCTCGTCGAGTTGTTCGATGGTTGGGCAATCGCCACATCACCGGATGGCATAGCTGCCTATGGGCCGTTGCCGGCCGCCGTTCGGTTGATGGCATGGGTCAAACCCAACGCCCAACCCGGGGCGCACCGGTTGCGGTCGTGTTGGGAACCGGTGATTGTGTACCCGCCGGCCGGCCGGCGATCCAACCGGGGCGGCGTGGGAATGGTCTCCGACGTGTTGACCGCCAACCCCGCGGGCGGGTTTGTCGGTGCCAAGCCGCCCGCGTGGACCCATTGGGTTCTCGACGCCCTCGGCTATGACGCCGCCGCCGATACGGTGGCCGACCTGTTCCCCGGCTCGGGCGGCGTCGCCCGGGCGATCGCTCAAGGCCGACTGTTCGGGATTGATGTCCGATGATCATTCACGCGGATGTGTGGGCCGAGGGCCCGATCACCGTGCAGTGGCACCGGTCGGGCCATTCGGCCGCCGATGTGGCCCGCGGCCTGCCCTCTCATACCGTGGGGATCGCCGCGGCCGATGGCCGGGGCGGCAACACCGCCGCCCGAATATCGTTCACCCGGGCCGAGGCCGAGGCGTTGACTACGGCCCTCGCCGCGGCCCTGGCCGAGATCGACGCCGATGCGGTGACCGATGACCGGATGGCCGACGCCGATCGGTTGGTCATTGCGGCGTTGGCCGAGGCCGCCCGTATTCGGATGGCCACCCGGTGACGGCCCCGCCCCCCGCCGATTGGCCGGTGTGCGTGTTGTGCGGCCGTCCGATCCCGCGGGCGGCGGGCCAACCGGGGCGGGTGCCGCGGTTCTGCGGCGGCCCGTGCCGCCAGCGTGCCTATCGAGGCCGCAAATCGGCGTTAACCCCGGGGTGATCACCCCAACCCGCCCGATCCGACACGCCTACGGCCCGTACAGGACGCCCCTGCACGGGCCGTAGGGCGTTCGGGGGTGTTATCGTGTGCGGCAGTATTTCCGAGCCGCCACCCGTGCCAGTTGCGGGGGTTGCCACGGGCCACCCGGCCATCGAGCCGCCACCCCCGGACGCCCCGCCCGAGCCGCCACCCGGCCAACAAATCACCCCCCCTTGTTGGCATGGATGGAAGGCGTTCTGCTATGGGCAAATATCTTGATCGTTTGCATGATCAGTTCGACGAGATCAAGGGCGGCATTGACACCCTCGTCGATCGGGCCGCCGACGAGAATCGGGATGTCACCGAGGCCGAGGGCAAACTCGTCGAGCGTGATCGGGGCCGGATGGCCGAGCTTTCGGCGTCGATCGAGCACTATGAGTCGATCGAGGCCGACGCCGCCAAGGTCGGCACCCTGCGGGCCCGCACCGGCCCGGCCTCGGGCAACGGGCGGCCCTCGGTACGCACCGAGCCGCCCGCATACGACATTGCTCGGGAGTTCCCCACCCCGGGCCACTACGCGATGACGGTGCATCGGGCGCAGACGGCCCGTGATCCCGAGGCGATCGCCAAACTCGGCCGCCTCGTCGAGTACCTCGACCGCGACACGGTGACGAAACACCAGACGACCGCGGACAACCCCGGGATCATCCCGCGGCCGATTTTGGGACCGGTGATTTCCGATCTCGACGGCAACCGGCCGGTGATCGCCTCGTTCGGGGCCCGCCCGTTGCCGGCCGGCCAGTTCGACCGGCCGACGATCACCCAACACGTCGCCATCGGCAAACAAGCGGCCGAGAAGGACCGCACCGAGTCGCAAAAAATGTTGATCGGTAAATTGCCGGTGACCGCGGCAACCTACGCCGGACACGTCAACGTGTCCCGGCAGGATGTCAAATGGTCGAATCCGCAAATCTTGACGATCCTGTATCAGGATTTCGCCGATGTGTACGCGGAGGAGACGGACGCCGACGCCGCGGCGCAATTCTCGGCGTCGGTGACCAACTCGACGCCGCTCTCGGCGTTCACCGGGGAAGCATGGTATGCGGCTATCTACGGGGCGGCGGCCGGCACGATCGGCCCCGGCAAGGGCAACACCCTGCCGACTCACCTGTGGGTGGCCCCCGATGTGTGGGGCGGCCTCGGCGGCCTGCTCTCACCGATGGGCACACCGTTGTTTCCCTCGTTGTCACCGGGTGACACCACGGGCAACGCCCTCGGGTTGACGATCGTCGTTGACGGCAATCTGCCGATGTCCGAGGCGATTTTGGGGCCGGCCCGGTTCGCCGAATGGTATGAGGACATCGACGGCCTGATGCAGGTCGGCGAACCGGATGTGTTGGGCCAACTCGTCGGCTATGCCGGTTACGGGGCGTTCCTCAACACCAAACCGGCGGCGTTCACCAAATTCGTGGCCCCGGCCCCGCCGCCGCCGTTGCGCTCGAGCTCGAGTGACGACGCCCCGGCCGCACCGCCGGCCCGCGGTAAGTGAGGGCCGGCCCGTGGCAACTGTTCCGAGTGTGGCCGAGGTACGCCAATGGATCGGCGTGCCGACCTCGGCCCTGTCTGACGATCAGTTGCAACGGGTCTATGACGCCGAGCTCGACGCGCAAGCGCAGGTGTGCATCATTCCCGACGATCCCGACGCCTATCCGGCGGTGGCCGTCGAGGGGTTGTTTCGGCGGGTGGCCCGGGTTGTTGCCGCCCGCGGCCTGCCGTTGGGGATGATGGCCACCGAGTCGGAATACGGCCCGGCCCGTCTGCCCTCGACCGATGCCGAGATCGCCCGCACCGAGGCAACGATTAGGTCAATGGTGCTCGGGTGATCACCCGGCAGGATTTGGCCGACGCCCTCACCGCGGCCGGGTGTGATGGGCAGGCGTTGCCACCCGATGTCGCCTCGGCCGGTATGGCGTGGCCGGTATGGGTATCGGGCCGGCCGATGGCATCGGGGGCCGAGCTCACATGGAACTGTTTCGTCGTGTTGCCGGGCGGCTCGGCGGCGGCGACGTTGGCCGAGGCCGACCCCCTCACCGAGGCGTGCCTCGACGCCCTGTTGCAACTCGGCGCGGTGACCGATTTTGGGCCGGTGTCCCTGGCCACCGATCTAGCCGGCTCGGCGGTGTTGCCGGCCCTCCGATTCACCCTCACAACTGTTTAACGTAAAGGGGTTTGACGTTATGACGATCGTTGATTCTCGGCTACTCAGAGGCACACTGATTCTCGGCGGTGCGGCCGGCACCGGTGTCGAGTTCGCGTGTCAGGTGACCAACTATGTGATCGAGCAACAGGACGGTGACTCTGAGGACATCGTCACGACGTTGTGCGGCGACACCGCGGGCGGCGGCACATCCGAGGGCCCGTGGCACATGACCGGAACGTTGATTCAGGATTTTGACGCCCCCACCGGGATGCAACAGTGGTCGTATGTGAACAAGGGCACGACGCAACCGTTCACGTTCACCCCCAACGACAAAACCGAGCTCGAGATCACCGGCAACGTCGATGTCAAATTTTTGGGACTCGGCGGCGACACCAACGCCCGCATCACCCGCGATTTTGATTGGTCGATCCCAGACGAGCCGGTGTTCACCTGGCCGGCCGCCGCGCCGCCGCCGCCGCCCGCCGACGACGCCGCGGCCTGACCCGGTGGCCGGCCGCGGGGGGTTGGGGCAGTCGGTGGCGATCGACGGCCTGCCGCAACTGATCAGGGCGTGCCGGCAGGCCGAGGGCGCGTTGGACGATATGAAAGCGGCGAACGCCCGGGCGGCGGCGATCGTCGCCGACGCGGCCCGGGCCCGGGCCCCCCGCCGTACCGGGAAACTCGCCGCCGCGGTGAAGGGCAACACGGCGGCCCGCACCGCCACGATCTCGACGCCCCGGATCAAGTATTCGATGCCGGTGCATTGGGGGTGGCGTACCTCGAGGGGCGTCGGGGTGCCGGCTAACCCGTTCATCACCGACGCCGCCGCCTCATCCGAGTCGCGTTGGCTCGGCGCATACACCGACGACCTCGAGCGGATCGTCGATGCAATGGGCGGCTCGACCCGCTGACCGACCCCCCTCGGTTGGGCCGAGCCGCCCCTCAACCCCCCCCGCTATCCCGACAGATAGGGCAACGCAATGAGTTTCAGCGCAGACGATCTAACCCTCGGTGAGATCGACGAATGGGAAACCGCCACCGGCCACAATTTCACCGAGGCGAACCAGGCTAAGCAACTGGCGGCGGCGATGTGGGCCGCCGAGCGGCGCACCGGCTCGACCCGCACCCCCGACGAGGTACTCAAGGGCACGACCCTCAAACAGGTGGCCGGCCTGCTCAACCCCGACGCCGACGCCGCCGACCCTACGGCCACCGAGCCGGAAGGGGTGAGCGCATAAAAATTAGGGCACAAGTGGCCTACATATTCGGGATGTCGATGGTTGATATGCGGGCCGTCACCCTGCTCGAGTACGAGGCAATGGTCGAGGTAATCATCGAGGCACACCGGAAGGGGTGACGGGGTTGGCCGGCAACGCAACGCTACGGGTCAATATCGTCGGCAATGCCGTATCCGGTATCTCGGCGATACAGGCCACCGGCTCGGCCCTGTCGGGGTTGGCCAAAGTGGCCGGCGGTGTCACGAAAACGGTTGCCGCGGTGTGGACGGGTGTCGTGGCCTCGGGCCC